TTTCAAGACCGTTACAATAAACCAGACTCTGCCATCCCTCCTGTGTCTGAAACGCTATTTTATAGGGTTTATAGCAATAATCAACAACTTCTGATATTTAACTAATACAGCTAAAACGTAGCTAAAACGTAGATTGATTCAGGTTTGAATCTGAATGTTCTACTGAACCTGTTTCAATCCTATATTAGGAATGTAGTTATTAACATCTATCTCCATTCCTTTAACTACATGAGAGTAAATGCTCAATGTAATGCTAGGGTCTGCATGTCCTAACCTATGTGCTAGTTGAGTAATAGGATAGTTGTTAGATAGCATATTAGATGCATGTGTGTGTCTTAGGTTATGTAATGAGTGTTTAATATCTAATGCTTTAAAAGTCTTAGACATTCTCTGACACCATGAAGTAACTGGAGTTCTTGTTACTCCATCAAGTTTAGGAAATAACCATCCTTTGTTAAAACTTATATCAGTCATAAAAAATGACCTTAAGAACAATTTATATTTTCTTATCTCTGCAACTGTTACATCATCTAACTGAATCTTTCTGATACCTGATGCAGTCTTAGGTTTACCTATGACTTCTAACTTATTGCAGTATGAAACTGCTTGAGTAACTTTAAGAGTCCTAGAATCTAAGTCTATATTATCCCAACATAAAGCAGATAGCTCCCCTCTTCTCATGCCAGTAGATAGAGCAAGTAAACCAAATATATATTCTTGCTTAGTAAATAACTTACTGTCTTGGTTGTCTGCTAAGTATTTAATGAATCTAGACTGCTCATCAACACTTAATGCCTTAGCTTGTTTCTTCTCGATTCTATAGCCTGTTGTTTTTAGAAATGTTCCTGATGGGTCTGTTGCAATTATTTTGTCTAAGGTTGCTTGAGCAAAGATACTCTTCATCATTCTAAAGATGTGCTTCATGGACTGGTTAGATAAATTATTCTCATTCTTGATTTGCGATAACAGTTCACGAATCGTAGAGTTTTTATAAGAACCAATGTTTTTATTAAATTTACCTTTTAAGTAATTAAATTTCTGCTGATAACTATGCATGGTTCTTGGGGATATACCATCAAGACTATCTAAATACTTTTGACCATAAGCAATAAACTTTGTATCACTGGTTGGTGTTAAATTATTATCTAGGCTAGTTAAATAATCTCTTTCATACTTCTTAGCTTCCGCAGATGTTTTAAAAGTTTTATTAGTTCTATGTGTAACATCATCAACAACTCTAGTAATGCTGACAAAATATTTTCCATTTGGTCTTTTTGTAATACTCATTATTTACTCTCCTTTTTCTTTGGTCTTCTAGCGTTATTAAATCTGTTTTTGCATTGTCTAGGTGGTTTACAGAACCTAGCTCTTTTGTCTGAAAGAATTGGTGCTTGGCAATATTCACATTGTTTTACACGGTATGTGTATTCAGTAAATGCCATGCCCCAAAACATAGTGGCGAATATGCTATCTGTTTCCATATACATTCCACCATTAAGTCTTGGTTTAAGAAACATTGAATATAAATTACATATTTCTTTTAATCTTGGTGGGATAGTTTCATAAGACTTTCTAGCTAAAAGCAGTCTATTCATATCTACAGCCTTATCTATTAAGTTATATAAGTTTGGATGTTCTGATTTATCTGCAAATCCCTCTAAACTGTAATCAGGATTTATATGTTCAGGTTCAAAGAATCCACCCATTCCATATTCATCTGCAAAATCTATTATTTTGAATTTAATATCCTCTTCTAATTCAGGCATATAGAGATTAGATTTCTTGTCTAAAAGAATCTTTAAACCGCCATAGTTCTTACTTGCTTTCTTTTGTGCAACTAAATCATGGTAAGGATGAAGTATCTCTACAAATTGCTTATGTATCTCTTCAGCAAATATAACTTCTTCAGTATTGTCTTTCTTAAACCAAGTTGTTGGATGTAGCTCGTTATTATCATCAAAATGATAACCACCCTTTGCTCTCTGTAATTTGAAATGAAATTCCATATCTTATTGTCCTGTATTGAAACGGATATAAACCGTTTATCTGATTCAATTCTATAACGAGTTGGTATTTAATAGCAAGTATTAACAAGAACTATTAATTAGAGGATTAAAAATGAAACTAGCATTAGATATAAAAGAATCTTCTCAAGCTATTGGAGTTGGAACTACAAATCTAAGAAAGATGTGTAAAGACGGCATTATTCCTAGCTATAAAGAAGGTAAAAAAATAATGATTCCAGTTAAAGCTTTAGAAGACTGGATTAACCAGAGGGTGAATTAATGAATAAAAAAATACTAGAAGAATACAAAGATGCTTTTGAAAACAAACAAGGCACGAAACTATTAACCAAAAGTGAAGCTTTATTTATTAGAGCTGTCATGACATTAAACAGGACAAGTAATGAGCAAAAAGAAAGAGATATACAAAAGAAGACGTGATTCTAAAGATTCATTAAAAAAACAAGAAGAACGATTAGAAATCGCAATAGCTGAAGTTAATTCGTGGAAGGATAAAAAACCTGAAACAAGTTTTATTAACTTCATGTATTTAATGAATTATGCAGAGATAGAAATTAAATATAACCAAATGACTCATAAGCTTGAGTATCTTGGAGATGTATTCAAGAACCATGAGATAGAAGGATTAAAAGAGGAGCAACGTTTAGCAGTAATTAGAGAGGTCTGTAGGGAAAAGAAATTTGCCCTATCACCTATTTATGATTATTTGCTAATGGGTGCAAGTAAATATCATCCTGCTAGAGAATGGGTAGATGAATTTAGGTGGGATGGTGAAGATAGAGAAGAAGCATTATTTCAAAGCCTAAATGTTAAAACTGATACAGAATTAGCTAGAGAGTATTTAAGAGTTTGGTCAATTCAAACAGCAAGATGTTTAGTTGGTGATAAAGGTTTTACAGCTGAATTAGTTTTGATTCTTAAAGGCGACCAAGATGCAGGAAAAACTAGATGGATTAAAGCTTTAGCACCTGAAGAGTTTATTAAAACAGGACTGCAAATAGACCCTAAGAATAAAGATTCAGTATTAGAAGCTAATTCAACTTGGATTAATGAATTAGGTGAGTTTGATGGTATGACTCGTAAAGTAGACCATGCCCTTTTAAAAGCTTACTTGTCTAAGTCTTATGATGATATTAGAAGACCTTATGCTCATACAGAAGATAGGATTCCAAGAAAAACGAGCTTTTGTGCCAGTGTAAATAATGATTCGTTCCTAGTAGATGATACTGGTAATAGGCGTTATTTAGTTATTGAGACTGGGGATAATATTGATTCAGAACATGAGATTGATATGCAACAGTATTGGGCATACTTTATTTATCAAGCTAGAACAGTTGCAACCAAGCATTGGCTAGAAGATGACATCAAAAAGCTTCAAAGAAAACAAGCGGAAAAATTCAGACAATTAGACCCTCTATGTGAATCATTCTTGTTGAAAAAAGATGAGCTTTGGAAAGAAGAATATTTCACTAAAGAATTAATTACTGAAACAACTGGTATTGAGAATCCTAATCAACATCAATGCAAAGTCTTAAAGCAATTTTTAATACGAGAGTTAAGCTGGAAACAAAGACCTATTGGACAAGGTAGGTATCTTTGGATAAATCCTAACTACAAATTGAACGATGGTGAAGCTGATGCTAAACCTTTTTGATGGAGCTTAACCCTCGTATGGGTTATAGATTCAACGAAGGTTAATCAGGTTAAGCATATTACTAATAATAATAATAAGTATTAATAGTAGTAACCAGGGTTTGAACCTTAACTCTATAGAAGTTGGTTCACCCTTTAACCTGCTTAACCCTAAAGTGGGTACTTTTTTGACCTAGTGCCAATTGGCACGAGGTTTAGCTGATAAAATATAAGCTTGTTTCTGCTAGTAATGAAACTTTATGAACGAAGGTCTTATGGAGACTGGGGTTGATTAAAAGGGTTTATATACTAGCGAAGCTTCTGATTTCATAACTGTCCTGTAATGAAAACTTTGAAGCCTGTAACAAGTGAAATGCGTGGGTACTAGATTATCTCAAAACGCATGTAACTTCTTATGGGCTTTTTTTATGCCTGTAAGAAAAGTGGTACTGCAAATTTGCAGACCCTAAGTGGACAAATTTGTCCACTTTAATAAAGGAATGAATATGAATAACAAACAACCAACATTTTTGATGGAAGTTAGACAAGCAGAGTTTTATGAAGGAACTATTGCCACTGATACTCCAGTCATGCGTGAAGGTGGAGAAGAAGAAATCTTAGTTATGCACCCTCAAAATATTGAGCTACATACAAAAGACCTCCCTCTCCTCGAAAACCATGACCATAGTAAACAGATAGGCGTAGTAGAAGACATAAGATTCGTTGGCAAAAAACTTATGGCGAAAATTAGATTTGCCAGTGATGAACATTCTCAAACACTTAGACAAGATGTAGATGACAAGATTAGGCAAAACCTATCTATAGGTTATCGAATCCTTGATTACTTTTATGAGAATGGAAAGAAGATGGTAAATAAGTTTTCAATTTTCGAGGTAAGTTTGGTGCCAATTCCCGCAGACCAGAACTCAGGAATCGGTAGAACAAGCAACCTTAACTACTCCGTTAGAAATATTGAATTTAAAAAAGGAAAAGAAATGACAACAAGAAAAGAAAGACAAGAAGTTTCTGAAATCATAGCTCTTGGCGATATGCACAACTTAAGTGCTGAAGCTAGAGAATATGTAGAGAACGGAAACTCCTTAGAGCAATTTAGAGCTTTTGTATTAGATAACATTAGTAATGATGAACCTCTACCAATAAATACAGCTCCTGCCTTTGTACAACAAAAGGAAGAGTATTCAGTGTTAAGAGCATTACAAGGAATTGATGATGCTTCTAAGCGTGGATATGAATGGGAGATATCAAAAGACTTAGAAAGGTCTATGCCTAAAAACAACCCTAACTCAGTGATTTTAGATACAAGAACAATGACCTCTGGAACAGCAGGTGCGAATACTATTCAAACTAATGTTCAAAGTAATATCCATGACTTCATGCAACAAAAATCAGTTGCTATGAATCTTGGTGCAACTACTTTTGGTAACAATGTAGGTGATTTAGAAGTGCCATTAGGAACTTCGGCTTCAGGTGCAACGGTTCTTGCAACTGATGGTACAACTCAAAGTGGCGAAACCACTCCTACTCTCTCAAAATTAACTCTAAGTCCAACTAGAATTGCTGATGTAGTTCCTTTGTCTTATGGATTTTTACAGCAATCAACACCTGATGTTGAAGCTTATGTAAGAAGATTAATTGCACAAACTTTCGCTAAAGTAATGGATGAGCAAATAATGGCAGGTTCAGGTTCTTCAGGGAATGTACAAGGTATCTTAGGAACATCTGGAATCAATGCTGTTTCTAATGGTGGTACTGAAGTTACTTTTGCTAACTTTGTGTCTGCTATATCAGAACTAGGTGCTGATGCAGTTGACTTAAGTAATCTTAAATTAATTGTGAACCCTGCTAACTTAGACAATCTTGTTACTGCTGTTAAATATGCTTCAACAGATTCACCTATCTTAGATATGAAAGCTGAAGCTGATGGAAGAATTGGAACATTCAATGGCTATCCAGTCTTTGTTACCAATGCAGTAACAGTTGATAACTACATCATGGGAGACTTCAGAGAACTAGCTATAGCTTCTTGGGGTGGAATAGAAATAAGCAAAAATGATTTTTATGATGATAGAAGATTCATTTCTTCTCTCAATGCAATCATGTCTTTTGATTCAGGATTATTAGAACCAAAAGCAATGTGCAAAATCACTAAGGCTTAAATGTTTGGAAGGTGGGCAAGTGCATGGTCTTTTTTTCCATTGACCACACAATTATTGAATCTCTGTTTATCAGATTTAATAAGCATGTCCAACTTGTACCGCCTTCCCTTTTTAACAGGACATACAAATGACACAGGAAAAAATTTATGAAAAAGAACTGGATTACGGAACCGATTATGAAAACATCATTTCAGGTAGATGCGAAAAAATTCACGTCTCAGGATGGGATGAAGTTAACGAAATTGAGAAGGATAGACCTTTTAAGTTCTACAGATATGATGAATTGGAAAAGTTGGAAGAATACTATGACAACAAATACTTCTGTACGACCACGGAAGATGGGCAACTCCCATGACAAATAACGCACAAAGATTCGCTAACCTCGTATGTGAGCTTAGAACTCTTTTAGATAACTACTTCAAGGTTACAAAAGATAACGAAGCTGACCCCCTTACATACTATGCAATCTTTAACTTATATCTGTCATTACAAGTATTAGAACAGTTCGCAATACATGACTCTGTAGCTATAGAATTTCTTAAATCATTGTCGGATAGACACCAAGAGATTCTAGAGAACATGCAGAAACATTAGACTGGGTAGAACATCTAACTCCGCAACTCTACCCAGTTGCTTTTATGGACATGGACATGGTTTTTTTAGTGCCGACACTAAAAGGTTGATGAACCTTAAATACACCGACGAAGATACTGTTAATAGAACCTATACGCAGGTTGAAGCACCTTATTTTGTTTGTAGGTTTAGATTGTTTGGATTAACTGTATTTTTAAATGCCTTGATACACACTCATTAACATACTTGGACAAACATTATTGTAATTAGCCTTTTTTTGCTCAAACCAAAAAAGCTTACCCTTTTTACTAACTTTGTAAGTGCATTGAAGTTTACCTGCAAATAAATCTACATAGGCGTAATCAATAGTTGAATAACTATAAGATGACATTTCCCAAGCACCATTCATATTAAAACCAAAAGCCTCACCCTTATCATCAGTATCAGTTGAATAAGTGTATCCAGTTAATTGACCATCTTCAAAAAATCCAAACCATTCAACTTTATTAGATGTTAATTCAAATGACGTATTTACCAATACATCTTTCCATACTTCTTGGTAACCTTTGCTGACTCTTTCTTTACATGCATAATCATTAGTCTTACATGTTACAACTTTTAATTTCTTGGGAGCTGTATATGGTGTTTCAACAACACTTTTACCTGCAGATTTTAATTCATTAGGAGTTTTCATTTCAGCACCTTTTGGAAGATACACTTCACTTAAACTGTCAGCTGTTTTAAATGATTCCTTACATTTTTTTATATCTGTAACTGAACTAAAATAATAATTACAAGTAGACTCAACACTTTTAATTTCACCCACATCTAATTCAGCAAATGCTAAAGGCGATAATAGTAATAGTGCTAATAGTTTTTTCATAATGTCTCCCATGGAAGCGATTTGCATTTACCTACCATTAAGTATCTTATTAGCCATCCAGTTCCCCAAATCGCAAACCAAACAAAAGGAGCTGCAAAGAATATTTCAGCACCACCTGAAGTTGTAAATCCCATAAACATACCAACCATGAAGAATGATGCACCTATCAAGAAAGCACACCAATGTATAACCAATCCAAGTCTATCTATAAATCCTTTCATAACTCCAACTTAAAAATAAGTTTGATTTATTTTGCCATAATCTGGAATCAAAAAGAACTTTCACCCTTCGTTGGTCGTTTGCTAAGATAGAACCTATGAAGGATTGGATAATAGTTATATTAGTAGTTAGCTTCTTTGGGTTTGGTTTGTATATGACTCTTACTAGTGGCGGTTCATCAAGGGATGATTCATATTGTGCAGACAGTTACGAATGTTAACAATAATTAAGTTCTAGAATCCCAAACTATCTTTTAGACTTTCCCTGTGGGTTATTTGAAATTTCATAAAAAATTTAGACATAGCCAAAATCTAATAAGGTAATAAACGTAGTTTTAACGTAGATTGGTATTGATATACCTTGATATGACTTATCAGATTAACGTATTTAATAGGGTTTGATAGGTGGTGGAAAGTGGTAAATGATATTTCAAGACCGTTACAATAAACCAGACTCTGCCATCCCTCCTGTGTCTGAAACGCTATTTTATAGGGTTTATAGCAATAATCAACAACTTCTGATATTTAACTAATACAGCTAAAACGTAGCTAAAA